TTCTTGTGTTGTTCAACAAGCAATTGGTTATATCAAAGGTACATGTAACATGACACCAATGGTTAAACCAGATGCACCAGCCGCTTCTTTCTGTGCAGACCGTTTAAAGCGGATTCTTGCGGAACAGGAAATGGTTGCTTAATGTGATGCGGGTATGATGTAATGGTAGCTTGTGACCTTGCCAAGGTTAGCGTGAGAGTTCGATTCTCTCTACCCGCTCCAGTTTTTATGGAGAAATTAGTTTAGTGGTAAAACCGCGGGTTGTGATTCCGCTATCACGGGTTCGATTCCCGTACTTCTCCCCAATTTTTATTAAGGAAATTTTATGACGTATGTTCCATTGAATCGTAATGTAATTGTTGAACGAAAAGAACCAGAGAAAGTTTCTTCCGGTGGTATCATTCTACAAAGTTCTATTGAACCAGATCGTGCAATTGTAATTGCAACTGGTGATGAATCACTTTCAATTGGTGAAGAACTATTGATTAATTGGAACAAAGCATATAAAATTGAAAAGGAAACATATCGTATTCACATTGATGATGTGATTGCGGTATTTGAATGAGCCTTGTTAACTCAGCGGTAGAGTAACTCTTTTACACGGAGAAGGTCGGCGGTTCGATCCCGTCACAAGGTACCAGTTTGCCAACTTAGCTGATGTGGTCATAGCGGTGGTCTGAAGAACCATGGAAGGCGGTTCGATTCCGTCAGTTGGTACCAATTATGCTCTCATAGTATAGTGGCATTACACACCCTTGGTAAGGGTGAAACACAAGTTCAATTCTTGTTGGGAGCACCAATTTTATGCCTCGGTGACGGAATCGGTATACGTGCCAGTCTCAAACACTGGATTTTGGGGGCTCGACTCCCCCCTGGGGCACCATGGAAGATGCAGTAGGATGGTTCCTACGTCCGTTTGGAAAACGGAAGACTTGCCACCGCCGGTCGGGGTTCAATTCCTCCTTCTTCCTCCATCGTCCTTGTAGTTCAATGGATAGAATACGTTCCTCCTAAGAATGGGATACAGGTTCGATTCCTGTCGAGGACACCATGTTGTTTTTAGGCAACAATGCAAAAAAGCCTTGCCAAGTTACACTTAACGTGATATAATCTTTATATGGAGATTATATAAGTTTTTTAGGATGGATTCAGCAAGTTTAAATTAACTTACTACAGAACCGTCTACAATGGAGGGACCACCGCAAGGTGTATTTTCGTAGACTAGGGAATAAACCTCAATTAAATTTGACTCTGGAAAGACAGAAAGATGATGGTAATCCATCGGGGTTTGAGTGGTTCAATTGCACTCCTGTTAGAGTAAACAGAAAATTACAGAACGACCATCCTGTTATTTTTTTTAGGTTAAGTTCCGCAAAACAAAATATGCAAATGAAAACTGAAAGACCGGTTCGATTCCGGACTCCCTTAGGGGTCTAGTGTAATGGTAGCACGTTGGTCCGCAAAAAGTTTAACCTGTTGATTGAAAAGGAGTTCATTATGTCAACATTTGTCGAAGCTGTTAAGAACCAAGAAGCCCGTACCGAAAACGGTATGAAGGCTCGCAAGTCAACTGCCAATGCGGTGGTTGATTTGTTTTACAATGCGGGTGCTTCCCGTGGAAAAGATATTAAGCCTGCATTTGCGGCTGCCTTGGCGGAGAACCGTGAATTGGCTCTCCGTGTTGCCGCATGGCTACGTGATGCACGTGGTGGTGCTGGTGAACGTCAATTGTTCCGTGATATCCTAGTGTATCTGGAAAACACTGATACAGAAGCCGCTAAGGCTCTGTTGGCTAAAGTGCCAGAATTGGGTCGTTGGGATGATTTGTTTGTCTTCAAGACCAAAGCACTGAAAGAAGCCGCATACACTATTCTTGGTAACGCACTCCGTGAAAAGAATGGTTTGGCGGCTAAGTGGACACCTCGCCAAGGTCCACTTGCGGCAGAAATCCGTACATTCTTCGGAATGTCACCAAAGTTCTACCGTAAGTCTTTGGTTGAAATGACCAAAGTTGTTGAAACAAACATGTGTGCAAAGGACTGGGATTCCATTAACTTCTCACATGTTCCTTCTGTGGCGGCTTCCCGTTACAAGAAGGCTTTCAACCGTAACTCTCCAGCTTATGCGGCTTACGTTGCAGAACTGATGAAGGATCCAAAGGATCGTTCCGTTGAAGTTAAGGTTAACGCATCTGCGGTATTCCCATATGATGTGCTGAAGGGTCGTATCAACAGCTATGGTGTGAAGTTCGACAAGACCGAAATGGACTTGATTGAAGCACAATGGAACGCATTGCCTAACTATGTTGGTGATGCAAACATTCTGCCTCTGGTTGACGTATCCGGTTCTATGACCTGCACCGCAGGCAAGACTGGTAAGTTGACCTGTTTGGAAGTTGCAGTCTCTCTGGGATTGTACCTTGCTGACAAGAACAAGGGTGCGTTCAAGGACACATTCTTGACCTTCTCTGGCAAGCCAGAATTGATGCACCTAAAGGGTGGTATCAACTCTAAGATTGACCAAATGGTTAAGTCCAACTGGGATATGAACACTGACCTGAACAAGGCCTTTGCGAAAATCCTAGACGTTGCTGTAAAAGGTAACGTAGCGAAAGAAGATATGCCTTCAATGGTGTTGATTCTGTCTGACATGCAATTTGACCAATGTGTCAAGCATGATGACTCTGCAATCGAAATGATTGCACGTAAGTACGAAGCCGCAGGCTACATCCTTCCAAAGGTTGTATTCTGGAACTTGAACGCTTCATATGGCAATGCGCCTGTGAAGTTTGACAAGTCTGGTACTGCACTGGTGTCTGGTTTCTCTCCAGCCGTGGTTAAGCCACTCCTTGCTGGTGACCTAGAAACCTTCACACCAGAAACTGTGATGCTTAAGACCATCATGGATGACCGTTACAAAGTGCTGTAACGGCTATGGACACCGAAAGGTGTCCATTTTTAACCACATACCCTACGCCCGATTAGTAAGGGAGATAGCGACTAAACGCTGAAGAACGGTTCAAATGTGGTTAAAAATGGACATGCGGGTATGGTGGAATGGTAGACACAGCGGGCTTAAAACCCGCCGCAATTTAAAAAGCGTGAGGGTTCGAATCCCTCTTCCCGCACCAAATGCTCCGATAGCTTAATGGTAAAGCAGTGAACTCATAATTCATTGAGTCTAGGTTCAATTCCTAGTCGGAGCACCATTTTACTTACCACAACGAACTTGACTACAGTAAGTTATAAGTTCGTAAAGTCCCCAAAATGTGCCAATAAGAATAATAATAAGAAAAACGCTGGCAAAAATTATTTCCACCAATTCTTCATTTTTCTTTTTTCGTCTTTCTTGGGCTTCTTTTTCACGGCGTGCATCGTGTGCAGACTCTATATTCATTGCTGATGCACGTGCTTTTATTTTATTCCAAACATCTATCTTACCTGTTTGCATGAATAACAATTGCAATTGTCTTTCAAACTGTTCTGTTTGATGTAGCGCCATTTCTATTTCAATTGCTGTAGCCATAGCAGATTTATTACCACTATTTTTAGCCGTCACCATAGCTTTTGATGCATTGTTTTTAGCATCGAAATATTTACCTAAAACTGGACCCAATGATGAAACATCATCAACAGTTTTTGATACTTTTTTAATTAATGCAACAGCCGATTGTATACCGGCCAATGCGGTTATCGGGTCTATCATTATTTGTTTCCTTTACATATATGTTTGTGTAGTCGTTTGGAACAATCTTCTTGACGCCATTCCAAACAAACAACCTTTCGATTGTACACATCACCGGTCCATGTCCAACGGATACATTCATAACGTGCCGCTGATGATGGTATAATTACCATCAACAACAGTAGCACTAAGTATTTCATTTGCCGGCTAAAGGATTGTCAATTGCTTTCTGTATCTTGTTGTCTACTTCTCTCTTGAGTGTTTCAACTTCTCGATTAATCTCTCTACGTGCGGAAGTAAACTCTGAGTTTATTTCTTTTCGAGTTTGTTCCATATCTTTTCGTATAGCGGCCGCCTCGGTTCTAGCACGTTCCAAATCTTCTCTCACCGTTTTACGCATATCACGCATTTCAGATTCAGTTTCACGTTGAACATTTTTAACTGAACGTTCAACTTGTTCAGTCACAGATTCATTACGGCGGATATCATTCTTTAAATCATTTTTGATATCACGTGTATAGTCACTGGTCTTACCAGAATTTTCTTCAATGACGGCTAGACGCTTATCAAACTCCGACAAATCTGGTGCGGAGTATTCAGCAATCTTTTTCTTCATGCTTTGATAGTCCTTATAGACCTCAAATGCACCATACAATCCACCTAATGTGGAACTTACAATAGTTGCGGCCACCATTAGTTTAGCTGGTGTAAATTCATAGCCACCAATACTGATAACAGTATCTTTGCTGGCATACTTTTTCATTGCCGCTTCTGCTTCGTCAATCTTAGCGTTGACGTTTTTAATTTCTTCTGACATAGTTATTCCATCTTTGCGGTTTAGAAGTTTCTTTTTTCTGTTCGGCTAACATACGAAGCCACTCTTTTTTCACTTCCAAATCATGCTTCTTACGTTCTAATTCAGACATTGAATTGTCGTCATAGAAAATATAAAAAGATGCAATACCAATTCCAATACCTAAAATAAAATATGGTAACAAATCAAAAAACCAATTTAAATCGAGTGTGATAATCATTTTTCAAACTTTAGTGCTTTTAAGTTATTTAATTCATTTTCCAATTTTTGAATTTCAATCCTCTTTTTAGTCAATTCAAGTTGATAAAGAATATTACAATCAACCCGTCCTTTTGGTGCACCAATTGGTATGGTTATTCTTCCATATACACCAACATCTTTTGCATTCTGATTCATTGAATTTGATATAGTTGTTTGATACGGATTGGTGTTATTTCCTATAACACCAATAACTCCAAACTCTACGTTTGTACCCGAACCTATAGCCATAGAACAATCCAATTCGCCTGACCTAAATCTATCCGATTGATAGCTACCAGGAGCACTAGGTAATGCTAAACTTAATGCTCCTTGAGCAAAACTGTTTTGTGTTACCAGTAATATAAGTAGACCAATCAAATATTTCATTGTATCTTTGAGCAGATCCTAGAAGAAATTACAGTGCTCTGAGTGTTGTCTTTTTGTATTTTAGACTCAGAACAAATGTACTTGATTCTTTTCAAATCTTCTTTTTTAATGTAAATGATAACATCTTTAGTTTGAAGAAATTGTATTTTTACAATCTTGCTTTCTGTTGCATATGGAAGTGGCTTCCAATCTGCATCATACACACTCAATTCATAATATTCTATCTCTTTTCTCTTATTAAAGAGTTGCATTTTTGTTTGTACAACACCTTCAACAAAAGAAAGTTCAAACGTTGGATACGTTGGAAGGAATTGATGAGCATTTACATGCCCCGCAATTCCAATTAATAATATAAAAGCATAACGAAACATATAATTTTATATTGCAATACACTCTGCGTTTACAATAGCCTTATATGTTCCAGCTGGAAATGCTTTATTGTAGCCATATTCCGCTTTAGATTCTGCTTTAAACCAAACTGTTCCAGGTACACTTAAAGTAATTTCGGTTGTATTGTTGTAAACAGTCCTGTTTGTGGAATATGCGGACATTGCGGCATCGGTTACTCTACTTACGTCCACAGAACCAGTCCATCTAACACTATCTGTTAATGCAGGTGATGATGAGAACGAATTAGGTACTGTGATAACCGCCTTGTAGAAACCAGATTGGAGTACATCATATCTGATGATTGGTTGAACACCACCATCAGCAGTTGCTGTGCTTAAAACATCTGGTGATGGGTTACCGTAAACACCAGCGGTTTCTGTATAGATTACGCATCTAGGTGTGATAGTGCCCGTAATTATAGCACTCTCAGTCATTCCTATTAATGGAGCCATTGCTAACCCAATTGCTATGATTTTTTTTATCATATTTTTCCCTTTTTGTTTTACTTATTATACTGACTATCTACCATCGTATTATGCATTCTCTCTTGAGCCAATCCCAAACTTCTTCCACGCCTGTTATCAGGTAAATATTTTTCAGGATATTTTAATACATCTTTATATACACCACCTGGCATTGACACAGTATACAAATTATAACCAGGTATGTTGTTCATCATTTCAAATTCTAAAAGTCGTTGAGCATCCTTTTCACTTATTAAAGTATTTTTAATTATTTTCTTAACAATTTCTTCTTTCTTCTTCTTTTCACTCATTTCAAATTGAACTTGCTTTTCCACTTCTTTATACACTTTATCCGCCAAAGTCTTCTTTATCAAATCATCATCCGTTGGATCAATAACTTCTTTGGCTACAGGAGGTACATATCCAGGACACCTTGGATCAGTTTTAGTATTTGCACAAGTATCATACATATATTTATATTTTACTGATGCATTTTTAACCTCACCATTACCCTCCACGCTTATCTCGCCTGGTCCCCAATATGTACCAGGTATATTGACAACCGGAACTAACTTTGTTATACTATTTCCTCTCAGTCCGGACCAATCATCCCTGCTTCTGAAAATATATGAATCACTACGTGTGTCTTTGTTTTGTACATTCACTATCATATTGTCATTTTGTTTTTTTACAACAGTGTATTCATATGAAACCGCATTGATTGTTAAACCGGTGTACTGTGGTATAATATTCGTCATAGTCCAATTTAAGGCATTAATAGCCGCATTTGAACTTATATCGTTTACTTTTTCAGAGTAAGAGTAGGAGCAATAAACTAAGGACGCCACCAATACCAAACAATGTCTTAGTTTCATTACTCATTTCTCCTGATTTATTTTCTGTTCCGGGTTGTTTATCCGCATTTGTTTTCCAAAGTGCTTTAGCTTCTGCTCCAATCAGACCATCATATGGACAAGGAGTACCTGCCATCATCATAGCATCAAATACTCTTTTATCTTGACATAAAGTGGATACAGCCGCAATCTTCATACCCATGTCATATAATGTTTTGGATAGCTTAAGTCTTTCACAATTCATATCACGTATAGTGGATCCTGCTGAAATACCCAGAATCTGTGTTTGAACTGCTCCTGCTACACCAACTGTACATAAATCAGTGTTTGAGTTGTTCATAGCTGGAATAATAGCCGATGAAGGTGGAGATTTTAGAGTCGTTGTGGAGTCTATCGTACTTTTAGTAGTGGAATCAGTGATTATGGTCTGTGCATTTACGGTGCCAAGATACATAAATGATAAAACAATCAACACAAATTTTTTCATTTGTACCTCAATTCTGTTGTTTTCTTAAACGAAATATGATAAAATATCTAATAACTTCTTATATTTATGAATAAAGACTCTTTTATGATACCGAACCTTATGATTTTTGATAACTTCTATTCTAATGCTAAAGGAGTCAGAGATTACGCACTATCTTTACCTTTCACAATTTTCGGTAATTATCCAGGTATTAGAACAGATATTATGCGGGGAGAGCATAACACTAACGCCAAAACGATGTTTGAAGATATTTTACGTAAGAAAATCACTTGGTGGCCAGAACAATACAATACAGCATTCCAGTACACAACTGCTAATGATAAAACATGGATACACCATGATCCTACGAATTGGGCGGCTGTTTTATACCTAACACCTGATGCACCACTTGAAGCCGGAACTGCAATCTACCGGAATAAAGAGTCTAAGATTTCAATGTATGATCCGACAATACCATCAACGGAATACAACAACAATACGGAAGAAATAACTAACATGGACAAATGGGAACCAATCGTTCAAGTGTCCAACATCTTCAATAGATTGGTAATGTATCGAGGTGAATATTACCACAGAAGTATGTTGCCAGGGTTTGGTGATTCAGTGTATAATGGACGTTTATTCCAGACATTCTTTTTCAACACAGAGGTATAATTATGAATATTCAAGGTATTAAATTGGTAACAGGTGAGGAAATTATCGCTGATGTTTCTGTAAATCAACAAGGGCAATTGCAACTTAAAAATCCAGTACAGTTGCGTATGGTGCCACCAAAAGTTGCCGGTGCTTCACCTCAGATGGGTTTTGTTCCTTTCCCAGCTTTCTCTCAACAAAAACAAGGTGAAATTATTCTTGTAGAACCGCTACATGTAGTGTATAATTACACACCAGCATCAGACATTTCGGACAACTACAATCAGATGTTTGGCTCTGGTATCATCACTCCACCAACTCAAATCATCACCGGTTAATGGCTCTTTTCTATACAAACGTACAAGCTGTTGGTAGCAACATTCTTTATCGTGGCGTTACTGACGGTAAAAGAACAAAGCTAAAGATTCCATACCAGCCAACACTCTATGAAAAGTCGAGCAAAGTTACAAATTACACATCACTAGATGGTGTGTATCTTCAACCACATAAATTTGGAACGATGCGTGATGCACGTGACTATCTACGCCAGTTCGAAGGTGTATCCGGTAAAACAATCTATGGTCAAAATCGTTTTGAATACGCATTCATAGGTGAACAGCACAAAGAAATGATTGATTGGGACTTTGATAAAGTCTCTATTGCAATTGTCGATATTGAGGTTGGTTCAGAGAACGGCTTCCCTGATCCATATCTGGCCAATGAACCAGTTACTGCTATTGCCCTCCGTTTTATCGGCGGGCATATGTTCGTTTTCGGCTGTGGTGATTATGAGGTCAAGGGTACTGAACGATACATGAAGTGCAAAGACGAATATCACTTGCTCAAGTTTTTTCTTAAACTCTGGCAAGAGAAATGTCCTGATGCTCTGACTGGCTGGAACACCAAGTTCTTTGACGTACCATATCTTGTGAATCGTATGCGTAAGGTTCTCGGTGAAGATGAGGCTAAGAAGTTGTCTCCGTGGAACATCATCTCTGAACGCCAAGCATTTGTTATGAACCGTAAAATGACGGTGTATGAACTTGTTGGTGTTGGTGACCTTGACTATCTTGAACTGTATAAATGGTATTCACCGAACGGCAAGTCACAAGAATCTTACCGTTTGGATGCAATCGCACAATTCGAACTCGGTGAAGGTAAAATCTCATATGAAGAATATGAGAACCTGCACCAACTTTATAGGTTGAATTACCAACTCTTTATTGAATACAACATCAAAGACGTTGACTTGATTTTAAAACTAGAAGATAAACTCAAGTTGATTGAACTTGCACTTACTCTGGCTTATGATACGAAGACCAACTATGATGATGTTTTTGCACAGACACGTATGTGGGATGCTCTGACTTACAACAACTTGATGAATCAGAATATTGTGGTTCCTCCACGTATTGTGAAAGAAAAGAGTGAAGCGTTTGAGGGTGCTTATGTTAAAGAACCCCAAGTTGGTCTTCACAATTGGGTTGCATCGTTTGACCTGAACTCATTGTATCCGCATTTGATGATGCAATACAATATCTCACCTGAAACTCTCATTGAGCCTGCAAATTACACACAAGAAATGCGTGACATTCTCTCGCAAGGTGTTTCCGTTGATAAACTTCTGAAAAAAGAAATTGACTTGTCTGCTCTCGAAAATGTAACAATCACTCCGAATGGTCAATTCTTCCGTACCGATATACAAGGCTTCTTACCTAAAATGATGGAAGATATGTATGAGGATCGTAAGAAGTTCAAAAAGATGATGATTCAAGCTAAGAAAGACTATGAGGCTGAAAAAGATGATACTAAGAAATATGACATTGAGAAACGTATCGCCAGATACAACAACCTACAGTTGGCAAAAAAAGTATCCCTTAATAGTGCTTATGGTGCTTTGGGTTCCCAATATTTTCGGTTTTATGATTTACGTATGGCCTTGGGTGTCACCACTGCTGGCCAGTTTTCTATTCGTTGGATTGAAGCAAAGCTGAATCTGTATGTAAATAAAATTATGAAAACGGAGAATAAAGATTATGTCATTGCATCGGATACTGACTCTATCTATCTCAACCTTGGACCTCTGGTTAAATCTGCGATGGGGGACAGAACTGTCGATATTGACAGGACGATATCCTTCATGGATAAAATTTGTGAGGCTAAAATTGAGCCATACATTGACGCTTCTTATAACGAACTTGCTAATTATGTTAAAGCATATGCACAAAAGATGCAAATGAAACGTGAAGCGTTGGCCAATAAAGGTATCTGGACTGCAAAGAAACGTTACATCATGCACGTGTATAACAATGAAGGTGTTCAGTATACCGAACCAGACATGAAGGTCATGGGTCTTGAAATGATTAAGTCTTCCACTCCCACACCCGTGCGTGAGAAGATGAAACAAGCACTTCAGATTATGATGAAGGGTACCGAAGCTGACATGCACATATTCATCGATACTTTCCGAACTGAATTCAAGAAGCTGAATGTAGAAGATATTTCTTTTCCACGTGGCATCAATGGTCTGAAAGAGTACGGAAACAAGACTACCATATATTCAAAAGGTACACCAATCCACGTGAGAGGTGCATTGCTATATAATAAGTACCTTGAAGAAAAAGGCCTATCTAAGAAGTATCCGTTGATTCAAGAAGGTGAGAAGATTAAATTCACTTATCTAAAAACACCAAACATATTTAAAGAAAATGTAGTATCATTTCCAGGAAGATTACCTCCCGAATTTGGTCTTCAAGATTGCATCGACTACAACATGCAATTCGACAAAACATTTCTAGAGCCAATCAAAGTCATTCTTGATTGTATGGACTGGACAACGGAACGAACAAACTCACTATTCGATTAAAGGAAAAATTATGAGCATTTTGGACAAAATTAAAAAGAACAGTTCTATCAAAGACTCAGCCATTCTGGCAAAATCAAAATTCTTTTTAGACAAAGATATGATTTCCACATCCGTACCGATTGTCAACGTTGCGTTGTCTGGTAAATTGGATGGTGGTTTAACACCAGGTCTTACAATGTGGGCCGGCCCATCAAAACACTTTAAGACTGCATTCTCACTATTGATGGCCAAATCTTACTTGGACAAATACCCCGATGCCGCACTTCTTTTTTATGATTCTGAATTTGGTACTCCGCAGAGTTATTTTGATAGTTTTGGTATTGACACCAATCGTGTTCTCCATACACCACTTACTGACATTGAACAATTGAAGTTTGATATCATGCAACAGTTAACCAATCTTGAGAGAACAGACAAACTGATTATCATCATTGATTCAATTGGTAATCTTGCATCAAAGAAAGAAGTTGACGATGCACTTGAAGGTAAATCTGTTGCTGATATGTCACGTGCAAAACAAGTGAAGTCTTTGTTCCGTATGGTAACTCCACACTTGTCGCTCAAAGATATTCCGATGGTTGTTGTGAATCACACATACAAAGAACTTGGTTTGTATCCAAAGGATATTGTTGGTGGTGGCACAGGTTCTTACTATTCTGCCGATAACATCTTTATCATTGGTCGTCAGCAAGAAAAAGAAGGCACTGAGGTTGTCGGTTATAATTTTATTATTAACGTAGAAAAGAGTAGATATGTTAAAGAAAAATCTAAAATCCCTGTGTCTGTATCTTTTGACGGTGGCATTAGCCGTTGGTCAGGCTTACTTGATATTGCGCTGGAATCCGGACATGTCATCAAACCCTCAAACGGGTGGTATAGCAAAGTGGATGTATCCACCGGCGAAGTAGAAGAAAAGAAGTATCGTATCAAAGATACGGACACTAAAGACTTTTGGGCACCAATTCTAAAAACACAATCCTTCCAACAGTTCATTGAGAACAAATACCGTGTTGCGGCAGGAGAAATCATTCAAAAAGAAATTGAGGTAGAAGATGAACCAGTATAAAGAAGGTGTTGATTTTAACTATGTAATTCCCGAATCGGAAGAAACTACAGTCGGCATCAAACTGCTGTCGGGAAAATACATTGATACCGTTTATCAATATGGTAAAGTGAAATTTGAGGAGGAGAAAGATGGTGCCATCTATCTTCAATTCATGTATAATGTATTAGAGTCTCCGTTACAAAAAGAAGAACTTGAAACTGACATGAATTTCAAGAATCACATTGGTGATATTTTGGTTAGTATCATGTCACAGAATATAGATAAAGGAATTATTGATGAAGTTGGAACAGACTATTCTGAGGAACCTGATACAAAATGAAGACTATTTGCGGAAGGCTTTGCCCTTCCTCAAAGATGAATATTTCACAGATAGAAGTGAAAAGGTAATTTATGACGAAATCTTATCGTTTACAAATGCTTACAATAGTACACCATCAGTTGAAGCGATTACATTGGCCATCAAAGAGAGGCGTAATCTCACAAATGAAGAAGTGGAGAAGTGCGAAACTTATCTACAAGAAATTGAACAATCTTCAAAGACGGAACAAAAAACTGATAACAGTTGGCTCATCGACAAAACTGAAAAGTTCTGCCAGGAAAAAGCCATTTATAATGCAGTCTTAAATTCCATTTCCATACTTGATGGTAAAGATAAGACCAATGACAAAGGTGTAATTCCTAAAATTCTATCCGATGCACTTGCAGTAAGTTTCGATAACTCGGTTGGTCACGATTATTTGGAAGATTCCGATGGTCGTTATGAATTCTACCACAGAACAGAAGAACGAATTCCGTTCGACCTTGACTACTTCAACAAAATCACGAAGGGTGGTCTACCTAAGAAAACCCTTAATATCGCCTTGGCTGGCACTGGTGTCGGTAAATCTCTTTTTATGTGTCATGTCGCCGCTGGTGCTATGTCACAAGGTAAGAACGTATTGTATATCACAATGGAAATGGCAGAAGAAAAGATTGCAGAACGTATTGATGCAAACTTACTGAACGTTTCTATTGATGATTTGATTCAACTTCCTAAAGACCTGTACGATAAAAAGGTTAAGCGTGTCAAAGAGATGACCACAGGTAAATTAATTATTAAAGAATATCCAACAGCATCTGCTTCAGCAACACATTTTAGAACCTTGTTAAATGAACTTAACCTTAAAAAATCTTTTGTACCTGATATTATCTTCATTGATTATCTTAATATTTGTTGTTCATCTAGGATTAAGGCAGGTGCAAACATCAACTCCTACACTTATGTTAAATCCATTGCAGAAGAATTGCGAGGACTTGCCGTTGAATTCGGAGTCCCAATTGTATCTGCTACACAAACAACACGGTCCGGTTTTACTTCATCCGACCCCGGACTCGAAGATACAAGTGAAAGTTTTGGTTTGCCAGCAACCGCAGACTTGATGTTTGCTCTCATTTCTTCAGAAGAACTTGAAGCACTCGGTCAGATTATGGTGAAACAGTTGAAGAATAGATATTCTGATCCATCAAAATTCAAAAGATTCGTTCTCGGTGTTGACAGGTCTAAGATGAAACTGTATGATGTGGAACAGGATGCACAATCTGGTCTAGCTGATGCTGGACACAATCCAGTTGCAAAACCTCAACAGAATGGCAACTTCAAGAAGAAAGATTTCGGAGGATTTAAAGTATAAATACTTCCTTTTGAGGGAGTGTATTATGGCCGCATCAGAAGGTGTAGATTTGGAATTTTGTATTGTAGAAAAGATACAAATTAGGAATAACAAAATAACCAAGTTTAGTAGAAATTATTCTGACAAAATCTTAAAGCAGGCTGACCAATGTGTATCTCATGTTATGACTTTTGCAGGAAGAAATACTGTTGAGGCTTGGCACTCGGATGACAGAACAAGTCCGCTTGGATCTATCTCAGCTAATCCTGAACCAAAGACTGATGTTGTTTTTAAGATAGGTAATAAATTGCACACAACTTCTATTAAGATGGCCGGTCCAGTTCAATTGGCCTCAGGTCAGGGAGCATCTACTGCTGAACTTTTTGAAGCCGCAGCCAAGCATATTCCTAATCGAACAAAAAGTAAAGTGTTGGAATCAATTATAACAGAATTGAGAACAATGCCTACCCGATTATTGTCAGAAAGTAATTTACCTAGAATTAAACAAGAGGCCTCTCCAAAGGTAATTTCCGAATTTATTAAAGAAGGTAAAATCATTAAAGATAAGAACTACGAATACTGGTTAGCAAATAATAAGGCACGGCTAATGGAATCATTACTAAAGTTTATTGATGATGATGTAGATTTCACTACAGCATTATTATATGAATCTATGACAGGTGAACTGTCATTAAAAAAATATCCTGGAGCAGTAGCGGATAGTATATTAAGTCCAAAGGGATTTTATGAAATAGATGGTCGATACGTGGATTCAATAAAAAATAAAGTAAAGTTTGATATTCGAGGAAAATCTAGGTCCGGAATTACAGGGCTTGCATTTCGAATAGATTTAAAATAATATAGAAATATGCCACTAGACAAAGACACACAAAAAATACTCAGTGAGTATGACGATGATTTTGATTTCGGCTTCACCGCTACCGATGAAGAAGAATATAATTCTCTCATTTCACAAAAACAAGATACTGTAGAACAATATAAGGCTAGACTAGCCGAAGCTGAAAAACTTATTATTCCTTTTTTGATGAAACTACTCAAAACTGCGGATCAACCAATCATTAAGTGGCCAAATCGTGGGCCTGTAATTGAAGCACAAATACAAAAGATATTGAAAGTAACAAGGAGTTAAATTATGAAACCACTGGTGACGGTGATTACCCCAACAACAGGTAGTCATCAATTATATAATGTATTGAAATCTGTAAACAATCAGACTTATTCGAATATAGAACATATTGTGGTAGCCGATGGTCCACAATATTCTAAAGCTACACAAGGTATGTTAGAAGGCTCACAGGCCCTACTGATTCAATTGCCTTACAATACAGGTCACAGTCAATATAACGGACACCGAATTTATGGTGCAATGTCTTATATTGCTAACGGTGAGTATATTTGTTTCCTTGACCAGGACAATTGGTATGAAGACAATCATATCGAATCGCTTGTTGACGTTATTCAACAAGGAAACGATTGGGCATATTCTCTGAGGAAAATTGTATCTCAGGAAGGCACATACATATGTAACGATGATTGTGAATCTCTTGGTAAATGGGAATCTATATTGGATGACAATTTTATTGATGTGAATTGCTTTATGATTCCGAAGAT